ATCCCTCTTTTCTCCTAAATTATTTTTATGGTAATTATATCTATTTAACATATCTTCTTTAGAAATTAATTTTTTAAATTCTTCATATTTTTTAGAGAGATATTTATCTTTATTAATAATATGATGAGATATAATATCACCTGCTATATCTTCAGGTCTTACATCTTTAAATATCTGCAAACCATATTCGCCAATAGGTAAATTTTTAGGCCTAGGATTTTCTAAAGAACCCACTTCCTCTGGAGGAAAATGTTCTAAATAATAAGGACTATTTTTGTCTAAAGTTTCTATAATACTATAAGGATAATTTTTTAAAATAGGATACATTTTTTTTGCTGTATCATATTTATTTTTTATTTGTTTAGACATTATCTCTCTTTGAATTTAACTCATCTCTAAGATATTTCATTCTACGTAAACAAGCAATAGATCCTTGTAGTTTATAGATCATAGGCATATCACCTGCTTGCTCTAAAGTTTTATGTTGTTTAGCTATAGCATCATCTATATATTCTACAAATGCATCCCATAGTTCTTTATCAGTAGTAAGTTTTCTTAATGTTATCATTATTGTATAGGTCCTTGATTACCTGTAAATCCGGGTTCTTGTGGAGTTGGTACTGAACCAGTTCCTATTGTACCACCACCAGAACCTTGTGTATCTTCTACTTGTCCACCCGGAGGTGCAGGGGGTTGACCTTGTTGTGGTGGCATCATTCCTTGTGGAGGTGCAGGAGGTGGATTAGCTTCCTGAAACTTCTTAAGTATCTCTGCTTGTACAGCAGCTTGACTCATAGAGTTAGCTACCTTATCAGGATCAAGATCCATACTCTTTGCAATCTCTCTAACAATATAATCCATTCTAGCAAAAGGTGCAAGAGCAGGATTAGATACTGTTTGCATAAACTGCATCAATCTCTGACTTCTAACTTCATTAGCCATTAGACTTTCTGTACCTTGAGCTTTAACTTCAAGATCACCTTTAATAGCTGGATCAAAGTCAAACTGCATATTAAAATTAAAAAATGCTTTACCTAGTGGTCCTAGTAGATAGTCATCTACATTCTTAATAACATTACGAATAGAACCATTAGCTGCATTCATTAACATAGATATACCAGAAGCAGTTCTACCTACACCTTGTATACCTGTTTGTCCATGAGCAAACGAAGGAAAACCAGTAGACTCATCTGCAAGTTGTCTTGCTTTATCAAACATCTGCATGTTCTCACCAGATACATTAGGAAACTTAGTTCCAAAGATTCCCTGTCCGGGAGCACCACCCTGTCTTCTAAAAACTTTTCCGGGATATACTGTAAGATCTTGTCCCGGAACTAAGTTAGTCTCATCTACTTCTATTAATAAGTTTCCTGACAGTGCAGCATTATCTACACTCATTCTCATAAAACCATTCATAAGAGTTTGTGTATCATCCATATTTTCTGCAATACCTACACCAAATATATTATAAGGATTCATTTCATAAGGTGTAGCATAGTAAGGTAAGTAGGCAGGAGTAAATGGATTCATTACTAATCTTAGTACACAACTATTACAAATCCATACATTAACACTTAACTGCTCTACATCTTTTAATTCTTTAGGTATATCTACATCATATTGTTCTATAATTTCTCTATCTACAAAACCCCAGAACTCTAATACTTCAAATCGTTGAGAATAATCATCTTCATTACTCTCATCCATTGCGTGTTCCCACCATTCTTTATCATAATTCTCACCCATGTCTAATGCTTTATCAATAGCATTCTCTCTAAAGAAAGGTCTACGTTTTAAAGCACGTAGTTGTGAACGAGACATCTTGTGTCTTTCTATAACATATTCTGCTTCATCCATATTGTTTGCATCTGGATCAGGATAAAAGTTCCAGATAGAAACATTAGAAGTTTGTGGTACAGTTTTAAATACTGGTTCATATTCACCTTCTTCATTCCAGTTAGGATATTCCTTATCAACTGCAAAAGGTCCTTTCATAATACCAGTACCAAATAAAGCAGCTTCAAAAGCAGCAGATCTTAATTGTTTCTTAGCATTAGACTCTTCTAATTGATCATGTATTTTCTTTTCCATCTTTTTAGCTGCAATCATTGCAGGATGGAACTGTACAGCAGATGGACTTTTACCCGGTTTAAACTCTACATCTTCCTCAACTGCACTCAGATCGTCTTTAAGAGGCCCTACACGCTCATTAAATTCTGGCAGTGTCTCCCCCGGAATAAGTTGATTCGGGTCTGTAGCACCTGTTTCTGTCTCTCCTAGAGCTTCTTTGAGTTGTGGGTTAGTTTCTACACTAACTGTATCTTCAACTCCTTCAGGTAAAACTGTAGGATTAATACCTAATGGAAAACGATTACCACCAAATAATACTTCTACTAGCTGTCCATAAGCAGCTAATACTTTAGTCTTAGTAACCTTTACAAATACTCTAGATTTTTCTGTAGATGTAAATTGAACATCAGGATTATATATACCTCTATAGTTTCTATAAGATTGTATCCATCTTTCTTCATCACTTCTTCTAGCAGTTTCTGCTTTACTAAATCTTTCTTTTATAAATTTTTCTATCTGACCTGCAGGTTCATCATTAAAAGCATCTGCTTCAACATCTTCTATTGCTGCAGATTCTTCAGCATCCATTGCCATTTCTTGTAAATCTTTTACCATAGTCTATCCTTAATATCCAAATGTTGCATCAGCTGCTTGAAATCCAGTTCTTTGTGTTTCTGGATTGTAGTCAAATAAATTACTTCTTGGTCTTGTCATTATCCCATACCTTAAAGCATCATATAAGTGATCTTCTGAATTAGTATCCACATCTTCAGAGTTATTTTTATCAAGAGGTATTATCGGTAGTTGCGAGATAATATTTGTGCAGTTATTAAAAAACACCAGTCTAGGTGCTTCTGTAAATTCATCAATTTGTAATCTTCTGTGAATCTCGTTTTTTCCTGCAATTCTACTCCCTTTACTTCTATCAGATGGTCTCCACCTGCATCCTTTGATTATCATTTGTTCTGCTAAAGATGGACCTGTATCACCACGTTTATGCCAAAGAGAACTATCTAGTACACCATAACGTATAGTTCCATCTTCATGTTCTGCCTCTAATACCATATCAGCTAAATCAGATGCTAGTATTTTTGAAACATATAACTCTCTATATACAATTAGTTGTTCATCAGGAGCGACTGCAAACCATAGAACCCCTGTATGACTTCCGTAGCCATAGTCACAGGCTCTGAACTTAGGCCAACTATTAGGTATATTGTAAGGCTCAACAACATGAGTGGTTCTGTCCCACTCAGGAAAAGCTGATCCTTCACTAACATCCCAATTTCCCTCTAATAATTGTTTACGTTGATTCTCTGGCAGTGATAATAAGTTAGCCTCGTAGACTCCATCTTCTGCTAAATAAGGATTATCAAATAATGTAGCAGGTATAAATCTTCTTTTAAATAGTGGCTCACCCTCTTTACTATGTCCTTTAGGCCACATAAGAGTTTTACCTGTTTCTATATCTGTTGCCCAAAAAGATGATCCATAAGGTGCAGGGTCTACAAACATTTTCTTTACCCATTGATGTCCCGGACCTCCGGGGTTTGTAGTAGCTCTCATGTAGATAGGTAAGCTAGTATCACTAGTACGTAAACGTGAACGTAAATAATTCCAAGCATAAGGAGTAGACCATTGTGTAAGTTCATCAAATCCTATCCAACTAAAAGCTTGTCCTTGATATCTTGTTACGTCATCATCTCTATCTAAGTAAGATAACCAAAGAGTTGCTCCAGAAGGTGCTACCCAAGTCTTATCTCTTTCTAAAAACTTTATATCAGGAACAGCGTAAGGGTATAATTGTTTAGAAACTGATATAAGTTCTCTTAATTCTTCTGTTGTACGTCTTACTAATAATCCCCTAAAGTTTGAATTACTAAAGTATCGTACTGGATCTGCAAGCATTGCATAACTTTTACCACCACCTGCTGATCCTCCATATAATACTTCACGTTCACCTGCTGATAGAAAGTTTGTTTGTGGACCTTTATTAGGTTCAAATATTATTTCTGTTGGTTTTTCTTCAGGCTGACTGTAAACTTTCTGTTGAACTGGCTGTTCTTCCAATTCTTTCTTTGGAGAGTCTTTCTTCTTTTTGTAACGCTTCTTTGTACCTCTTAGCGAGGTAGCTTTGAGCTGAAGCATTTGACTTACGTTTTTGTTCAATTTTAATTCTCTTCATTAAACCCACATGGGATATTTCTCTACCAGACTCTTTACTTAACCAATTAGCAACTTGTCTATAACTATATTGTCTAATATACTTTTTTGCTTTTTCAAGTAACTCTAACTCTGTAGGAATAGGTAATAATATATCTCTATCATTCTCATCTTGTTTATAGCCAAAAGGTATAACCCTTCCAACTCTAACTACAGGTTGCCAATCATAGCCATACTCTGTTTTTTCAGGCTTAGGTAATTTCCAAGTTTTATCAATCTTCATTTTTAGGTGGTAATATAAATAATGGATTTGCAGCTGATACTTCTACTTTATCAGTCTTAACAAATCCACCTCTGTCTAATATATCTTTTGCTGCAATCATTCTTTCTTTATTACCAAGATCCGTAGGATTATCTATAACCTCAGCTAAAGAGTAAGCAGCCTTAGTAGCTGTAGTTGCTAAAAACTTTTTAGTTAAGTCTGCTATCTCATCTTGTAATGCATTAGTAATAGTAGAAGTAGCTAAGTCATGACTATAACCTGCAAGTTTTTTAGCTGTAACAGGATTACCCTTTGCTTCTTCAAACAACACATCAAGAAACTTCTGTTGTTTTTCTGTAAGTTGTCTAGCCATTATATATCTTTTCCTTTTGTTTTATCAGGTAATACTTTATTTGGTATAATCTGGCACATTGGTCTTGCTTGAAACACACTAGGACTTTCCATTGCTACCTTTGCTTTTTTTATTGACTCTTCAAAACATTGTTTCTGTGTTGAAACTAGTTCTAAACCTGTTATAACAGTACAAGTTTGTGCATAAGGTGCTGAACACAAAAGTATAATTGGTAGCCACATACCCATTATGCAAGCTCAAAGTGAGGTCCATCAATAAATGGTCTTCTACCTTGTCCTCTTCTTAGATCTATATACGCATTCATAGCATCTTGCATTGTGCCATCCCAACTGCGTATATCATCTATATGCCAAGCTGCACCCCAACGAATGCCCACGTTCTCAAGCTTTGCAGCTTCCTTCATGGCATCAGCTATATCATCATAAAGATTTAGCTCCCACGAAGCCCTCCCTCCTACATAAGCCATCAGGTCTACTGCTAGACCATCAAGATGTTTGGATTTTAAAGTCTGTGAAGCT